CAGATAGTTTTTGTTTGTTGAAAGCATTAAGTTGGATTTGGTTTGGATTTCCGCCATTATCAAAACAGTCTCTCAAAACATTTTTCAATAAAGTCTCTGTGAAAACTCTTTGAGTACCATCTGTTCTAGCAGCACCAGCACCAGCTCCTGAACCTCCAGTACCAGCAGATACATTAGTTGAAATCCATGTTTGGACTCCGCCTAAAGTTCTAGTTGGTGAACCAGATGTTCCAGCCGCAGCAGCAGTATTTGATAAAAGAGCATTTTCCATATCTCTTTTAAGTTCTTTAGCCGCTTTAGCAACTTGGTATGCCAACTCAGTATTTCTACCAGCTAAGTTAACAGAGTCATCTGTTCCAGATACCTGAACCGCTTTTGAAGAAATTTGAGTATAGTTTGTTCGCTTTGTTGAGCTAGAAAGTGTGCCATAAGATATAGCCGCACCTTCTGCTTTTGCGTTTGCCGCAACAGCAGACAGAGAATCTGTTTGCCATTGGTGGCTTGTGTTAGTAGCTTTATTTTTACCAACACCGCTCATAAAAGGAGTCTCAGTAGGACTTATATTGTAAATAATGTCCGCAAGATCTTCTCTTATTCCAGTTGTATCATAAGTTGTTAATACAGCCATGTTGTTTCCTCCTTAAAGGGTTAGTTGTTATATAAATTTAGACAACAACTCTGCCGCATCTCTAGGATTACCGCTTCGTTGAAGTCTTTTTATTTTCTCCAACCTGTTTTGACTGATTTTATCCTCTTTAGATTCTTTTATGCCAGACTTAATAACCTTAGATGGTTTGACTTTCTTACTAACTAAAGTTGGTTTCAACTTTTCGTTATTTTGATGTGTCATTGCATCCATAATTACATCAAACATTCTGGAGTCATAAACTTGGTTTACTTCTTGGTCATTAAAACCTCTACCAATTAAATAATTCCTCATGTTTGTTTTCAGGGATGATCCTTTTATTGGATCTCCAAAATCAGGATGTTTTAAAGCAACCTTTTTTTGTTCTTCCCTTACTATTTCCTGAAACTGATTTTCTTGATGACTGCGTAGCTTTCTTTGAGCTTGTACGATAGTTTCTTTTCTTCGTCTAATTTGTCTCTCAAGTTTCGCAGCTTCAGTAGGGTCCTCATCAAATAATTTATCAAGATCCTTAGAACTTAACTCACTATTGACTTCGGCATTTAAAGTCATCGTCAGATTATTCAAATCTTCTAACTTGGTTGAATAGTCTTTGGTTAGACGATCTTTGTCGGAAGCTAACTGTCGTTTATCAATAGCTAGTTCCTCCGTCTTTCGTCTATAATCGGCATCTTTTTGATAACCTGCTTTCAGTTCATCAAGGTCAACATCAATTTTTTCACCATTGACTATTACTTGGTGTAAATCGGTTTCTTGTTTCGCTTCAGCGTTTTCTTTTTCAGACGCTTCTTCTTGAACTTCTACTTCCTTTTCAGGTTGAGCATCTGTTCTTGTTTCTTCTTTTGGTTCAACTTTTGAATTGTCCTCAGTTTTCACTTCGGTTTTCTTAGGTTGATCCTTAACGGCTTCTTTTTGAGGTTCGTCAGTTATCTCAGTATTAATTTTACCTTGATCTAATAACCCCTCAACAGCTTTAGCCGCACCTTGCATTGACTTATTCGTCAATAATGGATTTACGTCAGACATAAAGTCCTCCTTTGGGTTAAGCTCCCATTATGGGTTGGCTTATTTTAACCGATGGTTAAAATTTCTTTTCTTGTTGATTTTTTCTGAAAATTTCTAGCTGTTTTTCGGCTAGTTTTCCAGTTTCAAGAATACTTTTTAAATGTTGTTCCACTTTTCCAACAACATTATAAGCGATCCAAAGTTTTTCCCTTGTTTCGCCTTCTTTAGCACCTGTTTTATCTAAAAGTGCTTCAGAATAAATTTTTTTAAGAGTATCTAATGACTCTTGAAGAAGTTTATTCTCTAATAATTGTTTGACCTGGGATGAGCGGCTTAGTTCCTGCTCTCTCCTGGTTTGATCTTTCTGATCCATTAACACCTTTTAATTGGTCGCTAAACATATTAGCAGACTTCTCTGCTTTTTCAAGAATTTTTGTATTATCCGCCATAATCATCTTGTCTAATTCAGCATCCGCTTTAATTTTAGCTGTATCAAGTTGTGTATTATATTTCAAGGCAATATCTTTAATTTTTGCTTCAAAGTCTAATAACATTTCTTGATTCTTTTGTGATAACTCTTGGTATTGAAGCTCTAAATCTGCAATCTTACGCTTATTCTCTGCATCAATTCTAGTAAATTCTATTTTTTCTATAGGTGTAAGTGGTGGCGGTTCAGGTGGAGCCATCATTTGTTTGCCTAATTCAGGATTAACAAAGTAACTTTCCACATTTTTAAGTCCAGCGTTCTCAATAATTTTAGATAAAGTGTTATACATATTCTGTAATGTCACCATTGGAAACTCTTTACCGCCTTGTAATTGAAAGGCTTGGAGTTGTCGTTCTAAAATATTGTTAAGCATAACAATTTGTTGTTCTTTTGAACCAGTACCTAGACCCACAACCACAGAAACATTAAAACGATCTCTCCATTCTGTAGGTTTTACTGGAACATATTTGTTATGGATCATAATAATTTTTTCTTTGTCTTGATATTTAACCATCAGTTCAAACATTTTTCTAAATAAGTCTTTCACACCAGTTTCAGCAAAAATTCTAGCAATTAGTTCTGAACGCATTTGTGTTTGCGTCATTAACGAATTAACACCAGTTGCTGTTTTAGCATCTAAAGTATCAGCGTCTAATCCTTGCATTGATTTTGAAACACCAGTTCTAGCTTCTCTAACAGAATCTAAATATTCTAATAAAGGAAACGCTTGTTGTGATAGATTTAATGTT